CTTCTCTAGGCGAACCATCATCTCTTCAAATTCGCCCCATCTTGGCTTACCTTTTCCGCCTCGGGTGAACATCGATTGTATGGTATCAATTACAATTACGTCTGGCAGCTTAGCATTGTGCCCCATAATGTCTCTAAGCCATCTCTCTAGGTCCTCAAAGTATGGAGTTTCCGGATCATGTCTCACCATGAATCGGTCCCCCCACTGCTCCATCTTGTCTTTAAATGTTTTTAGGTGCTTATCTTTTTCTTGCTGAGACCACTTACCTGCTTCGGAATAAACATTTTGTCCTATAATTTGGGTCATCAGAACTCTCTCCCAGTGGGATATCGCTTCTTCGAAGTTAATGAACAACGCTGAATAACCAACCTCAACCCAATGGTTTACTAGGCACTTAGCAAACGTGCTTTTGCCCTTGCCAGAAGGGGCTATGATAGCGTGCACGGCCCCCTTAAAGAAGCCTCCCTCATCTGTATAGCCCATCGCTCTATTAAGTGACTTGAATTGAGTTGGTAAAAAATTTGGTATTACCAACAGCTCTTCTGCTCTACCAGCTATATCACTTGCTGTAGTAACATTCTCTAATGGATTATAGTTAATCTCATTTTCTAATTCTCTAATCTTGTTAGTTAAAACAGATATTCTTTCTATGTCTTCATCTGATTTGCTTGATTTTTGTGTGATTAAAATCTGTAGCTCTTGTAGATAGTCTATCTGTTTTCTTTTATTAGCCTTGTGCTCTATGACTTTTAGTATTGACTCTGCACTCGACAAGTCTATGTTCATTAATATGTCAAACATAGCCTGGGTGCCTACATGCCCACCTAAAGCTTCATATATTTCAGTCTCTGTTTGTAGCCAAGATCTAAAAGCTATTGGATCTACTATATCTAGCTGAGTTGCTTTATGGAAAGCCAGGATTGCGTTATAGAATTCGAAGACACCATTTTCTCCATGGTTTATTCCTACTATCTCTGCCTTTAAGTTCTCATGAAAAAAGTTTATTGAACCAGGGTGTCTTAGGCATAGCGCAAATATCTGATATTCAATCGGATAATTGTTATTGTTTTCTTCTGTTGCCATTTTTTTCCTTTAGCTCTTTATATCTTTTTCTTTGGATAGTATTATATCTTTTTTTTGCGTCTTGATAGAAGCTACTTTCAGATATCTTATTCTTGCTATATTTATTAACCTTTTCTTCTGACGGAACATAGTTTTTTATCGCTTCAAGTATTCTAGAGAATACCGCTTCTTCTGTGAGCTTGTCATTATACCTAAAAACTAAAAGAGCTATACCCTGTTCTTGACAAAGTCTTGCTTTTTTTTCGTCTCTCTGAACAGCTTCTTCAAAATCTTCTTTTGAATTAAAGAATCTTCCAGTATAATAAAAGTGCTGACGGCCATGATACTCTGCAGCTATCTTATACTTAGGGCAGTATATATCAAGCTTCAACCTATCGCCAATATGGTGTTCGCTCACTATGGATTCATTAGGCAATAGCTTTTGCATTATATCAGTCAAGGCTGCCTGACCTCTAGACATTTTTTTGTGTCTAGTTTTTACCCAGTTAAGCCCTAACTGATTGATCTTCTTATTTAAAGCGTTGATTGTCCAACCTAATTCCTTGGCTATTTCAGTCAAGGACATAGACGTTTCCATAAGCAAGTCTACCATGTATTCGGTATCATCGTTGTCTTTATGCGGACTTGAACCTCTTCGCATAAGGACTACTTGCTAGCTATGGTAAATACTTTTCCAAAGTCTAATATAGACATGTTTGAATTTTCCCAAATTTTAGGAGCTAACGCGGACGCTAGAACTGGGCAGTCGAGAATGCAGTAGTCTATATTTTCATGAGCTATTATAGATTCATAAATTGAGTCTAGCTTATCATAAAAGTCATTGTATGGAACCTGCAAGTAATGCTTAGGTGATCCTATGACTTTTTGTATAGTCTTTTTCTCATGAAAAGAAACTACTAGTGTTGAACTATATTTAATGTAATGCTCAACAAATGAATCAAAAATATCTTTTTTAGAAACATAATAATATTCTAACATCCCTGCATCATATATCTTTTCGTTATCAAGACTCTTGATCTCGCTCACGGAAAAACCAGACCCTTGGCCAATCATATGAGTAGGGATAGCTTTCATATAGTTGCTGTTCTTTACTTCTAAAGCATTGACTATCGACTTTACAAAAGGCTTAGGAGGTCTTTTTTCTGATGGTATCTTTCCGGTTGCAGCAAGCAGTGCTGATCTAGAAAAGTTAACAAAAGCAAAGCGCTCTTTTCTTGACATTTTATAAGTCAATTCTTTTATTGTTTCTTTGCTATTTATGATTGTCATTTTAGGTTTACCTCTTTGTTTCCAAAAATACCCCAATTAATTAAAGTTGGGTTATTATCCAATATTGATTGTAAGTGTATTATGTTATGAAACTCACCCTTATCAAGGGTCATGTAACGCTCGTGCTTTGATACTCTATCTTCTAGTCTTGCATAACCTAAGTGCTGCATTACGAATGGGTTCTCGTACCAAAAATTACCACGTCTTACCCATTCATCTACGTAGGTTGGTTCAGATCCGCAAGCTAATCTTTTATCTTTATAGACTCCATTAGTTGCATACCTAAAAATTCTAGTAGTGTTATGTGGGGCCCACATCTTGTCTACTCTGTAACAATTTTCATCCCACATTTCGCATCTTCTAACATTGACTACATCGAATGGAGACTTATCTAGTGTGTCTTTTATGGACTCATTATCCATTGTATACAGCATCTCGTCTGCATCTATTGCCACAACCCAGTCACCTGGCTTTGCGTGCTTACCAAGATTAGCCCAAGCTTCTGCTCTAAGAGCGCCCTCGTGCTTTATGAACATATTCTCAGAAGTAGAGTATACCTCTGCATACTTCTTGGCTATTTCTACAGTATTGTCAGTTGAGCAATCATCTGTAAATATTATCTTATCTACCTGTGTAGATAATCTTTGTAGGAATTTTTCTAAATACCTATCTTCTTCGTTTCTGGCTACGACTAATCCGTAAATCATCTTTTTCCTTAAAGATAAACCAAGCGTGGGGACGAACCCCACGCTTGGTGATTGCTAATAATGATAATTAAATAACGATGTGCTTACGAGCTTGGATTGCACTGATTCTTTCAACGTCTGTGGTCTTGAGAATTACTTCTCCTGCTACACCACGACGGCCCATTGCAAGCTTTTCTGCATCTGTTTTGCTATTAGCTTTTACTACAGTTACAGTTTCTACTGTAAAGTATTTGAACTTATTCTCTGACATTTTTTTTCCTTTATTGGTTTGTTGGATAATGTGTTGATATGTATTCTACAGCATCGGCAACGCTGTCAGCAAGTTTTGTCGACATATATTTCATATAGGGTCGATCACTATTTTGCTTTGAGCATATGACTATTACGGGTTGATCGTTTAGTTTTGCGTATGCCATTTCGAAGTCAGTGCCTATGTAGGCTCTATCTTCTAGCATGTATTCTACCAGCAAAATGTCTGATCGTTTCTGCATAAACAGATTTTTTTGCACTATTTCTTCAGCTGACATAGTATCGTCTTCTGATATAGAAGTAGGGTCAAGAACCTTATAGTCTCTCTGCTTAAGAAGCTCGGTAGCTTCTTTTCTCCAGCCAAGAGCATAGTCGCCTACGTAATCCATTGCACCAGCTAAATAAACTGTAACACTCATACTGGCCAACTATATTCTAGGTCTGTGGGCTCATCAAAAAATTGGCTATAATATTCATAGTCTTTTCTTAATAAGTTAGACCTATGTGATCTGTGGAATTCTTCATCGCCAAACCAGCTCGGCATTTGTGGAGACGGAATTAATATTTCCTCAAACTGCATGTTGTTTTTATACCCTCTATTGATCCATTCTTGGATAGTATAATTCTGGTAAACCTGTAGAGCAGATTCGTAGCCTGACCACATACGTGTTACTGGGTGATTTCTCCAACCTTTTGTTGGTGTACGATCAAGTAATATGTTTAAAACTTGAAAAGTTTCTACGCGCTGCTTGCCAAGTCTACGATAATCTAATACCCGAACTGATTCTTGTAGATCTGCGTATGGTAAAAATGTTTGCATTATGCCTTCTTAAATTCATTAAAAGTTTTGTCGCCTACGCCAAAGTATTCTCTAGCTAGTCCAGCCTTAACAATTTCTGTGTTAAGACATTCGCCAGCTTCGTTCCATACTCTAGCAAGTATTCTACCATACTTTTCATTCTTATCTAGAATTGTTTCTATCTTCACCTTACTACCAGCTTTTTTAATCCATTGATCAGTAAATTCTTTTGCAGCGAGTCCCATCTTCTTTTCTTCAAGGTTTGTAGTACGACTTTCGGGGGTGTTAACGCCATAAAGTCTTACGCTCTTTGGCCCAAGGTGTACTTCGAATCCAAGATCAATATTTATCTTGAACGTATCTCCATCTACTACTTTAATTACTTCTGCGTTGTATAAATAAACATTAAATTGATCTGACATTTTATCTTCTTTCTATTGTTGTGTAAAAATATTATAGTATTTTTTTAAAATATTCATCATATAGTTCTTTTGTTTCAGCTCCCCAAAAACCAAAATTTAGACCTTGATAAAATCTTTTGCCATGCCAGCCTTTTCTGGTCTGATCAAAATCATACCTTAAAAATTCATATTTAATATCATCTTTATATTTTTCTTCTGTGAAACCGCCATGTTCGCCTTTACCCAATGTGGATATAGGTGTTATGTCTGAACTAAAAAACCTATAACCTCTAGTGGATGCTCTAAGAGCTGTTATTTCTTGCTCTGGATCCATTAATATAAATGGATTATAAGAAATATCATATAAAAATTTTGATTCGCCGAATAAGAAACCACCATAACAAAGGTAGTGCTCAAGAAATTTTCCAAGAATCTTTTCTTCCGACTCTCTAGAATGGTCTGGATGAGTCTTAACATCTCCTTCCCTATAAAGAGGGTAAGCTTTAATTCCATAAAAGTTTTTTATGTAAGCTTGATCATTATCGAAATAATCTTTTTCACGATGCCAAGCTAACGATTGCGATATCAAAGGTTTATCGCAATACTGCAATAACTCCTTTAGGTCGCCTAGCAATCGTGTGTCCCAGCCTTTTGCAAAAATTGTGTGTGCATCTAGCTGCAAAAAATATTCTTCATCTTCTAAAAGACTTGCTGCAGCTACCCTAGCCAGCCCAAGACCTAGTGGATTTTTATATGTTACATTAACGCATCTCACATTTTTGTAACCAGAAAAATCTTCAAATTCAAGGTTGTTTGTTTTCTGGTTAAAGATTCCAATATATACATTGTGTGGGTTATCCGCCTTTGCAAAAGCATCTTCTACAGTTATGTGCGTAAACTTTTCGTTAAAAGCTGGAATCGCTATAAATATATGGTCATTAAATATATGGTCATTCATGAGTTAGCTAGTCTCGTTCGATCCCCATATGATCGCAAGCTTTTCTAAAAATTTCTCTTGATATAGGGAAGTAATGATCTACGTGGCTGATCCCTTCTCCGGGCTTTGCCGACGAAGCGTGCCAGCTATGTCCAATTGATACGCTACCGTCATAGACTACGTTATAGCCTAAGTGGCGGGCAAAATAAGAACACCATGTTTCTTCGTAGTAATGTGGAGTAGGCAGGAACGCGCCTAGAGCCTCAGGATGGATCTCTTTATACTTAGGATGGTTTAACATAGCGTCCCATACTTCTCTTCTTATAAAGTAAGCTGATCCAGATATTGTGATACAGTTTACTCTGTCTCTAAACATTGTATCTTCGGGATCACTCAACATCCAACCTCTCATGATTGGTTGTGCGCCAGTGCCCGTCATGCCGGCATGCGTTACTCGACCGTGTTCGTCTCTTTGCTTAGGGCCCAATATGTGTATGTCGGGGTTGCTATCGAAGATTGCTTGTATCTTATCTACATCATCGTTAGTCATCCATACATCAGAATTCAGCAAGCCTATTATATCTGAATTAGTTTTGCTGCCCATATAGTTACAAGCAGCAGCGTACCCTATGTTCTTTCTCAAAAACAAATTTTCTATATGATAGTTATGACCAGTTTGTCTAATGAACTCTATAAATTCGTCAGTAGAATCATTGTCTGTTATATGTAGCTTCCAGTTCCTATTTTTATCGCCTAGGTCAGAATGAAGGGTATCCAAAAATCGCTTCATTAGACCAGCAGTGTTATGGTTTACTACGCACAAGTCTATCATACTGAACAGCCTAATATTCTGTAGGCATCTTTCCCATTCAAGCCCATTTTAATCATAGTGTCATATTTATCTTGAGCTTTTACTAATGAATCGTCAGTAAAAAATTCTTCTAGTCTATTTCTCAACTGTTTTTCTGTAGGCTCGATGAAGCTACCACGATTAGGTTTCTGGTTCTTGTTGTAATATAATTGCAACATCACAAAAGTTACTCCGGCTACTGCAAGACCAAGCATCTTCTTACTCCCATTCATCATAGCCCACTTCTTCTTGCGGTACAAATTGGTTTTCGTTTATAGCTGATCTTACACGTAATGCAAGATCGTTAATTTTGGCTTTCAATTGCTTGTCTTCTTCTTTTCTCAAAGCAGATTCTAACACCTCAGCTATAGACAAAAGCTCACTAGTTTGCATTATAACAAACGCTTCGTAAGGTTTGAGTTTGATATTAATTTTTTTCTTAGATACTTGTTTCTTTGTCATCTTCTTCTTCTATCTGATAAACACAAAGGTCATTTGTGTCTGGTTCAAATGTAACGAATAATACTTTTTTACTCTTTGGGTCTATGCCCTGTGGTGCAGGTGTTTCCATTGCTATCTTCTTAGAAGAACATCCATACACCTGGCTAACGCCTTCATACAAAACTATATAGTTTAATTTTGACGCTGCCATTTATTGTATCTCTATCTTTTTTGCTGCTACTAACATAGCTATATTATAGCAAGTGCCAAACCAGAAATTGCGCCTATAGCCAAAGATAATGAGATCATTTGGTATCTTGTTCTTTTATTCTTCTCTAGTTGCAAGACGTTGTTTAGCGAAACTAACCAGTTAATACAGACTGAGAATGTTACCAGCAATAAAATATCGATAAACATTAGTTTCTACCCACTAAGCACGATATGGAAACAGGATACAGCGGTTGCACTAATTTATAGACTGCATCAGCGTACTGCTGTATTTCTTTTTGCGATTCTTCTGCCAGTCTTTGATTCAAGAACAAAGCTACTGACTGTAAGCTGGCTGACCATCTGTAAACTACGTTCATAGCATAGGCCGGCAAGAACAATCGGGCCTGCTCAGGGGCCACCCCATTTTCCATAGCCATATTATAAAGTGCTTCACCCTGCTCTATATATCGGTTGAGCTCGTTGGTCAATACAGAGCCGATCCAGGGGCCTACAGAGCCTCCAGAGCCCTGCTTCTTGTCCTCTGGGGCCATGCGCCAATCTTCTACTCCTGGGACATAGAAATCAGGGTCCATAGTTATGTATCTTCTAGACGACTCATTCCAGGAATCCATTGTATGGTCAGACCCGACTACGTATTTCCAGTGTTGTCTAGCAACCATAAGCGGAGCCTTAAATTCGAACGTGATAAAAGCGTGCCTAAACGGTGACATGTGATTTTCTCTAGCTAAAAAATTAATCAATCTAGCATCTGCGACTGTCAGTTCTTTGGTTGTATTCTCTTTAGCAAAAGAGGCTCTAGCTGCATTAACTACAGAAACGTCAGTCCCCATATGATCAACTAATTTTACGTACCCATTATTCAATACAGGGATTAAATGATCGCTTTCTTTATCTATTCCAGAAGTAACTACCGGTGAGATCTCTGAAAAGTTTTCATCAGATTCTTCTATCTTCATCTTCTTCTCCATCTTCGCTATCGTCATAATACTCTACCATAGAATCCACATAAAAGATAGCTATAGCTTCTCTAAGTTTTTCTGAACTAAAATAAAGATCTTCAATCATATCATACACAGATTTATCTAAAGAAAACAAAGGGTCATTAAGTAAATCATTCAACACCATATTAATATCAATATTAGAGTAGTTTAAAGATTCAATTATATTTAAATACTTTTGTATTTGATTAATCTTCTCTTCTTGTATTATTTTATCTACATTATCTATGGCGATTTCTTCTGTTATTTCTGAAAATTTATTATTTAAATCATCTTTTTCAGACATAATACCCCATTCTTAAGTTGATGGATTAATTAACCTTTAACGTTTTCCTTAATGAACTTTATTTCGCATGAGTCTGTAGTGCAATAGTTTTCTCCAATTGCATCTGCTGCAAGTCCAGCATAGACTCCAGAGAAATCAATTGGGAACAAGTCCATTGACCCCTGCTTGTATTCTTCTTCTGTTATTTGCGTGTACGGCATTTGCGGATAGGTCATGTTCCCTGAAGGTAGAAATGATACTGTCTTTAACTGACCATCGTACATGTGCAAAACAGTTCCAACGTGTTGAGATTCCGTTTCTGGATTAAAAGAAACAGTGACAGAGACTGAGTTATCTGACCAGTATCTTTGGGCAACGGCAGCGAGTGACATCTTTTCAAAGATTGTTACATCACGCTCTGCTCTCTTTGCCCCAGATTCAATCGGAAAAAATACAACTGACGTTGTATCAGGAGATTCTGACGCTGGTTCAACTCTATAGTTAGCCATTTTAAATAATGGCAACATTGGGTCTTCGTTTGAGAATCTAATTGCACGATTAAAGAACTTTCCACCTGGGGTCCAGTGGACTCCTGGAGACTGTCCAGCAAGGATCGATACAGTACCTGATGGCTTCACTGTTGTCATCTTAATTGATTCGCGCACACCAAGCCACTCAGAATAAATATTATCATATCTCTGAATTGTCTTGTATCCTTGGTCCATCCAGTCACGAAGTACAGGCATCCCGTTTATGTCTGCAAAGTCTGCTACTCCAGACATTGAAGTACCTATGCGTCGGTTACGTTGCATGATTGCATTAGTCTCTTCCCAATGGGTTGGAAGGAGTGTTACGGTCTTAGCATAGAGATAGGCAAACTTTAAAGTTCTCTTATAATCTTCCAGGGAGTCATGTCGGCCTAAGTATGTCTCCACTAATGTGCAGCACTCGTAGGACTCAAGGGACTGCTCAGCACATGGGTTGAAACCTGCTACCCTATGATCTTTGTTATTAACTGCGTCAGCAAGACGCCCATACTTGCGAGCCATGTCCATCCAAATAACCCCTGGCTCACCATTTCTAGCGATGCCATCAACGATAGGAGAAAGGTCTTGACCAACAGAAACCTCTACTGAGTTATTGGACATCCAACCCCAGCCTGGGTTTTCTGAGTCATATGAATTTCTTTCTGGAAATACTTCAGCGTTCTTTAAGTTTAGAAAATCTTGATCGTCAATTCTACCAATCAAAAGCTCTGCTGATCGTCTTACGTTTCCTGAGACTACACAGACACCAATTAAGTTTCCTATATCAGCTATGTCTTTTCGTGTTAACTTCTCACCTGCACGACCTAAGAATAGCTTTCTAATTGCCTCGTGTAATTTCATTAAAGGAGCTGGACCAGATGCTGTTCCTCCAAATGTTTTAATTGGACTACCCAATGGACGAATAAGTGTATAGTCAAATTGGATAGGATTTTGATCCGGCTTTAAGAAAGAGTTAATTAAATCGCCAGTAGCTCTTGCCCAGCTCTCACGATCATCAGCAATAGCATCTACAACAGAAGCTTTTGTTGGCTCATATATTGTAAAGTCTTTATCTGCACCTTTGTCGTCAAATCCTACGCCTACTCCCAACATGGACGCTTCCATCAAGAACATGAACGGCTTAGCTGGATTAGCCTTTGTCATTTCTGCTGTGCTAACAAAGGCACAGTTCTGCAGTGCAGCTGAGTTCTTATGAACGTTAACAATCTGTGTTCCCATCATCCAAAGTCCACGACCTGGTGGTGTCCACTTAAAGTTGAACAAGCGATCAAAAGCTTCCTTTGCTGAAGCCTGAGCCTTTGCGTCATTCCATGGAAGGCGGCTCTTCTTGCAGTGATCTTTTTGCAAAGAGTACATGCCGTTAATAACTCTTTCGCATACATCAACCCATGTCTCTTTTGTGCCATCTTCTTTTAGTCTTGAATACGTGCGGAGAAATGTTATCTCTCCAACGGAGTTTCCAGCTGCGTCAACATAACCAAATGGCGCAGTTTTGCTCCTATATGACTGGACAAAATCATCAGTAATCCTAAACGCAAAAGTACTAGTCGACTTGGTTTCGATTGGGAATAAGTCAGGATTGCCGTTTTCTATTTCTTCTAACACTTTTTATGTCTCCTTGTTTTAGTTATTCTGGTATGTTTTCACGTATTTTGGATTTGTTTTTGCTAATTCCATTTTTTTTATCTTAAGTATTTTTTCTAAATTGTATACTTTATATATCTGTTTCTCGAAAAAGTAGCCGCTTCTCCAGTTGGTTACCTTTGGTAACAGACCTTTGTGGCTTATGAATATACTGGACACTACAGCTCCACCATATATTGTAACAAGATTCTTAAGCTTTTGCGCAACTAGATCTTTGTTACTTGCGTCTATACAACCGCTTGAATCCGCTTTATCGTACAGCCAATTAAAAGCTTGTCGCGTCATTGGCGAATAGTCGATTGGGTCTATTACACCTAGTTCTATTATTTTTTTTCTATTATTTTTAATCTCTATATCAGTTGTCACTACTTCTTTGAATAGTTCAAACCAATCGCGTTCGTAAAATTGTGCCCAAGCTGTACACCAAAATAACAAAGAGTGAGGGGGGTCTGGTATCTGAGTGTTGTCCATACCAGGCAGCAGTATAGCACAGCTTACTGCTCTTTTAACTAAAGCCTTTGATTGCTCTTCGTTCTTGTTCTTATTATAAAAATTTCCCCATAGCTTTTGTATGTGTTCTGACCACTCTACATCTGCTATATATAGCTTAAGATATTCTTCTGCTAGTTCTATGGGCATAGCGTCTTCTGCTATGACTCTTTCAAGTAAATTTTTTGACACCATAACCACCTGTCTAAAATTAGAAAAACATATAAAGTAACCGTATAAATAAGTAAGTCCCGTCTAGGCGACGGGACTTAGATAACTAATGTTCATGCCTCGTATAGTATATCAAGGCGCTAACTGATTAGTGGGATTGTAGCGTGACTATTTTTCCAGATCTTTATCTTTCCAAATGTTTTTTCTTATCTTTTTTTCTGCTAACAGATGAGCTGTTAATACACCCCACGCAGCATATGCTACCACTGAAGTTGATGGTTTCTCTGTGAATCTCCAAAAAGCTTTAGTAAGAGTTTCCGCTTTCTTGCTTTTTATTGCATAGATGTCATATGCTGCTATAGATGTAGCTAAAACAAGCCAAGCATAGTCGCCAGAGATTGTATCTTTTTGTTTTTCTAAAGATACAGGGTTTTTATAATAGTTAGAGAGCCTTTGCAGACGGTACACCTTTGTATTCCTGTACTTTGTATCTGCCATAGTCGCTTACTACGTTAGCTTGACCGTAACCGCTGGTGAAAACTGCAGCACTTGGTACTCCGTTAAGCTCAGTTGGTCTAAACAAACCGAAAGAAGCTGCCATGCCGGTTGTTCTACCAACAGCGTGTCCTAGGTTAGCAAATGCTTCTGCTGAAGCAACGCCATCAAACTTATAATTACTGTAGAGGGCATAGTCGCTTGCGCGGTCTACTGCATGGCCCCCATCAAGTGCCTTGGCTGAGCTTAGACCCTTGAATTCCTGTGGTTTGAATCTTGCGCCAGCGTATGTTGCCGTACCATCAGCAAATGTCCCAGAAAGTGGGTGCACATAGAGCGCAGTCCCATTAAGAATCTGCGAAAGAAGTACGTTACCTGGGTGTCTACCGGTTCCTGGTGTGTGGTCATTGTCTGGTGCACCAGTCAACAGTTGGCTAGTAGCATACAGTGGGTAGAATGAATAGGTGCCCGTTGACTTGGCTTTGCCCGTCATTGAGACGTATGGGTTCACCATATCTTTGGAATTTTGGCCTCTTAATACTGGTCTAGGTCCTACATAGAACGTTGTCATTTAAAACTCCTTTTAAAATTATTTGATATGTATTATATAGTAACTAGCCTGACGTAGATTAACTGTATTTAATCATAATATCAGACAGGATAGGAATCGTACCATCGTCTAATTCGTTCATCGTTATTTCCAGCCAAATCAAAGCAGAGCCCCCCTGTGGGGTTTGGCTGTAGCCTCCACCTGCAGTTGGATAATATACTTTTGAGCTGAAGGCAAGTTGCGTTAAGCTAAGCGGAACATTGTATATCTTTGGCGTTACACCCGTAACATTAAAAATCAACGTGTCCTTAGGAGCAACAAACTTAATGAACATTTTGCCCTGTGGCATGTACTTGTCTGCTCTAATGTCTAAGTCAGACAGGCCATAGGTGTAAATAAATTTACCATTTTCTTTTATATAATTTCTTTGTCTCATTTGGATTCTAAAGCCAGTTATTGGCTTATTGTCGGTCTTGGTTATAGTGCAATTAAAGTAAAGAGGTCCAGAGTTCATTATTGCGTCGGAAACCTGATTGTTACTCCAACCACCAGGGGCTACGTACCCTACTGCATCGGGATCATTATTATAAAGACCATTAACATTTAATGCTCTCCAAGAATCACCTGAAGTTAAAGATGGATTAGCGGTCTGCGTATACTCAACAGATAGTATATCTACTGAGTTAACCGGGTAAGGGCTAAACCTTAAGTTGTTAATTTTTAAATTCGAAGATGCGTTTGGAACTTTAATGTAAAGATACGTAAGGGCTCCAGTATCGGACTGGGTATCGGAGATAATCGATCTTTTCCAAACCCTATCAGCTCTATCATACAAAGCGTAGTAAGGTGGAGTGGTATCAATTTTTGCACCTGGGGCGTCCAAAGAGTTAATTGGGGATACTCGAAGGTTAATATAGTTAGGCATAACTTGTTCGCCTAATGTATTATATGTTTTCATAATTGAAATAGAAGGCCCAGAAATAAGCGGGAGCGTCACAAAGTTATAGATAGAATTAAACGACAATTGCTCAGATATACCTATTGCCAAATCTGTGCCAGAGAATCTTCCATTATCAATTTGACTAAATGAATGAAGCGTTATCATTTTTTCATTAGCCTCTAAAGCCTTTAATCTGTCAGAAACATCTTTGACTGCTTGGGACAAGAAAATATGATCGGTTATGATCCTATTAAAGCTTGACTCAATCTTGGTGTCTATTATGTTGTACTTATTGTACAAAGAAACTAAGTCTTGATAATTTTCTTCAACCCTTTTGTTATAGTCTGCTGATGAGTAATTACCACCATATTGGTTAGTTCTCTTTTGGGTGTATATTTCTTCTGACATTTATTTCTCCTGATTTTCTAGGGCTTTTATCTTATTTAGAATTCTATTTAAAGTACTACTTAATTCTAATATATCTTCTGTAAAAACCGTTTGTTCTGCTGAGGAAGGTGTTGCGCCTTGCCCAAAAATTCTGTATTGCGCATTAAAGAATGGAGTTGCTGCATTAGTTAAAGGGGTAGCAGAGTTATGATGATAGCCAACTTCCGACATAACCCTCAGGAGTGATGAAGCTCCCTGTATCCTGGCTTCTAATCGAGACACGTCCATCTTGAACTGATCTTGCTCTAAGTTTATCTTACCAGATTCTCTATGTCCTCTGTATATTTGCCTTGATCTTTGCAAGATCGGTTGAAATATATTTTGGCTTTTATCAAACTCATTATAAAAATAATTTTTCATAAAATACTTAACTCGACCTTCCTCTTAAGATGTCAGTAGCTGTTTTTCTTGCAGCGTCTTTTACGTTGTCTGATCTCTTAAACTTAACCTTATAGGATGTAATCGCTGGTGTAGATTTTGGATCACCAATTGGCCTACTAAAGTCTGCCCTTATTCTAATTGAGGAAACATCGTTGTTTGAGTTGTTGACATAATAATACATTCTAGACCCTGGAGTTATTTTTTTATTAGATATAACATAGTCAATTGTATCTATCTTCTTTATTGCAAAAGATGCATTGATCGTATTGTTGTTGTTCTTGAATAGCTCTGGGTTGATCAAGGATAGATAGTTTTGATATACCATACCGTAGTCAGTTATTCTAGATCCCTGCAACAGCGTCATCGATCCGTATAGCCCACCAGTTGAACCAGAGGTAACCCTAGGCGCAGCATCGATTGCTATCGCTATACTGTTCTTTCCTGATTTTAGATTTAACTCTATCTCGTCGGAGTATTGGCCAGGCAGTACGTTCCTTACAAGCACCCCGTTTACGTAAACTGACATATCCCAAAGAGCTGAGTTATCATCGTTCTTTAGTATTGTTTTATTAATTTTTACATCGGAAGAAACTAAAATCTCAAAACTTATAAGAACACTTCCGCCATCATTTAAGTTGGGCGCAGTCCAAAATATAGGAGAAGAAGACATATCTTCCGTAGAGGCTATAACGTTGTTCGACTCTAGGTCTGGAATTATTTCATTCTTCCATCTTGATAAAGACTTAGATAAATTTTGCTTGTAACTTGTCCTATACCAAGAAAACTTATTGTACCCTTCTAAGATTATTGGTTCAGAATATTGTATTTGCGGGTTAAGTTTTGCAACTTTGTAAATTGATATACCCTCAAGTCCTGGTATGTTTGTAAATGGTTGAGTAGAAAAATACTTTAAAGTGTCCGAACTGGTGGACTCTGATGATGATTCTACAATAGTAGAATAAACAAGATTAGAACCCTGGAAGTCTACTACGTCTGGGTTAGTTTTATTCAAAGTATTTTGTGCAGAGATTGGTATCCAAGCGTAGTCGTTTATGCTTGAAGCATTTTCGACATTTTTTGCTACAAAAAGGTCTATCGCATTAACGCTAGTGTTTTGGCTAATGAGGTCTATCGATACCCCATCTATTATATTTTTTGTATTATCTATAGAGTTTAAAGATATAGGGTTAGAAACGTATGAACCGTATGTTTCGTAATATGGACCAGAGAATACTATATCTCTTATAGTAAAATCATATTCGTAAGAAGCTCCTGAGTTAGAAGTTGTAACTCTATCTGGTTCATTCTTTATTAAAAAAAGACTTACTAAAGTTGGCGAAGTACTTTCGAAATTAAAAACAAAATTATCAAAGTCTTTTTCTGATTGACCAGAATAGACCAGTGGCTCACTTGATTGATTTGTCGCCCCAGATATATGAGCTAAAACTTTTACCGGCTTATCTGAAGATAACCTTCCAAAAACTTTTGATATAATTTCTCCAGACATTGGAGTTATATCTAGCTGCATGGATACTATAGCTGGCTGAGTAGACCTATGGGTATAACTCCAACTTGTATCGTTTAAACCATCAAAAATGTTTGTAGAATGTGCACCGATATCTCTTGCTGTTACTGAAGAAGTTCCATTTTCATATACGGTGTAAGATACCGCAGCAGCTGTGCTACCTTGGTTGCCAGGTCTATTAAATGATCCAGATTCTACGCTTGATAGAGTTAAGCTACGAGATTCTTTGTCATAGTATACTGATGATAGTTTTGTGTCTATACAGGTTATGTCTGTAAATTCTTCGGTAAAGGACGCATAGAAACCATCTGAATTTGTTATATTAAATATTAAATCATCAATTTTTTTCTCTAAAGTAGCTCTTTTAGATCTTAGGTTATCTATCCTGTTATTGATCGATGTTACGGTCTGGAACATATCTTCTACTGCTTCATGACTTGCATCGTAGAGTATGTCCATATTAAATATTGTTTTTAACATCATCGAATTAAAATCATCTACGTTTGTTACGTTTTGTGATCTTAAGATCTCTGGGTTAATTTCAATAGGGGCACCAGGCGAGTTTGCTCTAAAGTACTCAGAGTATGCTTTCTTTAATGAATTTTCATCAAGAAGTTTTCCATAAGAATAATTTAATTTATAGAGGTTTTTTAAAAACCTAGCTTTTTGTATGTCCTCTATCATGCTCTCTTTACCTTTGCTGCTAATTGGTAGTAATTTATAAGCGGTGTGCCGTTCAATACATTTGGTTTTCTAATTTTTATTCTTACTCTTACTGAGTTTATCTCTGAAGTAGTATCTATATAAGCTATTCCAGGTATTCTCAATTCACTTGAAACATTTTTGCTGAACGAATATATCTCTGGTACATTTGAATTAAATGGATTTTCAACAGGAGATATCGGCAGCCAGGGGCCGTCTTTGCCTTCTACTGAAATATAGTAACTTATAAATTCAGTTTGTTCTGAAAACTCATTTGCCATTTCAGCAACTGGGATGGTGTAGTCAGAGTACAGCATCAAGTATTCTACTGGGTATGGGAAATTAAAAGGTTTGGAAATTATTTCTGCCGAGGTATTATACAATTCATTGCCTACCGATATATCCCTTAACCCTATAGACCATCTTTTAGCTGCGACTGTTTGGTCATTTATACTAGCGCCATCCCTAATAATCTCGTAATTTTTATTTAAGTTTATATTGTATCGGACTTTTGGTTTTGTTATTTTTTGGGATTGTTCTGCTTTAATTAATTCTCCTACATTGGCTTCGTTTTCTGTAATGGTGTATCTTTGCCCCAGGTAGTAAGATGGAGTGGCGGTTCCCTTAAAACCTGAATTTTTTTCTACACCAGTAAGCTTGTATTTTAAAGCCCACCATTCATATACATCTGGGGCAACACCGTATCCTGGTGTTGCTGGTATATAATTTGGGTTTGCAAAAAATGGCCTTAAGATTGCATCATACTTTGGATCATTAATATTGGTTGAACTATAAAAAGCTTTGGCAGCCCCAGATGAACCAGCGTTAGCTGGCGTATCATATCCTAGTATTTCGTTAGTTGCGGGCCACCAATTGATAAATGGAGTTGAACCTGAAGGAACTTGCCTAAGTTCATTATCGTATTCAGCCTGAGTTGAAAAAGGTTTAAGGCCCTCAACGTAAACATATTTGTTTTTCTTTTTATCAAAAACTTTCATAACATAATAAGTGACCGGGACATCCTGCACACCGCTAATAGTCACTCTTCTAGATAGATCTGACCCACCAGTTATTTCTGTTGGGTTTGATATGCTTGGTATCAACCTGTCAAGCGATGACTCTACGCCAGTTATACTTGATATAGTTGATCTATTGTATATCAAGCTTGGATTAAACCTTGAAGAACTTGACCAAATACCTTCTGGAACAGGCTTGTTATCTGCACCAAACGATACATAATCTGTTGCAGAAAATTCATAGTTTGCATTGACTGAAGCAACTGTCCAATAGGCATGCTTGATGTTGACGCCAGCAGAAGAGCTCTGTTCAATTGTAACAGTTACTTTCGAGACATTTCTTTCTGCAAATTTAATGACAGCTTTTTTAAAGAAAAAGTTATTAGAATCGGTTACGGATGTTGGTATAGCTGTAGGCCCTACGGTGATTGGCGAGCTAAGTATCTCTTGTTTTGGTTCAAAGCCTGGATCAATTGTCTCTACTATTATAGATATTATCTTAATTGGAGTAATATTTATTTCGTCATACCCAAAAAATGGCGTTATAGAAAGACTATTTGCTGGAGCAGAACCTCTTTTAGATATTTGAAGTACCAGTTTCAAAGGACTATCATCAGAGTTATTCCATTGATAAATCAAATTTTGATTGTTTATTTTATTTTTATATTGAAACTCATAGTCTTGGCTGGCACCTCTTGGGTTGGTAACTTTTAGTTTTTCATATTCAAAATATGTATCAGGATTTTTGTCCCTGTATGCATAGGCTACATTGTTAAGCGACTTACCGCCTTCAAAAAGGTACTTATATGAAGCAGCAGTGTTTGCAAGAGCCTGTGTTGTGATGGTAGTATCCTGGATAGCCATGTGGCTGTTGCCCAAAAACCCATTAGAAAGTTTATTCCCGTTCTCGTCTTTGTCTAATATGTCTACTGAGTCTATAGACCACACTGCGCTATCGACAACAGGCAAGCTCAAAAAACCATCTACGGTAGAAGCTAATGGAAGATCATACTTAGCTGATGTATCTATGTTATCAAAGTTGTCAAAAGAATCGCCGTAGTAATATATGTCTTCGCTTGAACTCTTAGAATATAGTTGAAGAACTTTGATTTTTGAATTTATTCTTTCAAGAAAGTTTGATTCTTTTTCTATTTCTGAAGAAAATAAATTAAAAGTAGATATAGTTTTTGATGACAAGTAGTCTATTTGTTTTGCTACTACAGCTGAGTCTGCGCTTATATCAGTTGCGTACTTATTTAAATGCGCAGACCTTGGTGGTTGTCCGTTTTGTGACAGGCTCATAGTTAGTCATAACATTTCCAGCTGAACCAGAAACAGACTGCAAGAGTATTTGGTATTCTTTTAAGAATTCTTCATGAGTTTTAAAACCTGAATTATAGTACTTATCAAAAAAACCTGATATTTTATATACAGCGTTGTCATAGCCTACTGTGTTTGGAGAGAATTGTGCCATTTTATATTACCTTTAATAGTTTATTAACAAATTGATCTGTATTTTTCATTTGGAATTTTAATATTAAGTTATCCACGAACGCACTGTTTGGCGTTGCGGGATCAAGTGTTCTTATAACTACCTTGTACCTAAGGGATTCAGGCATGTAGTCGTAATAGGCTTTAAAGTTGGTAGTTTTTTTAGAGAAGGCAAGTGTTTTTCCTGTTTGTATAAAGTAAGTTTGGGTTTGGCTATCAGATGGGTTAGAATACTTAATATATTTATTAGAAAGATAATTAGTTAAATTGATAGCCGGTGTTCCATCTTCTAGTATAACACTTATTGGACTATACTCTGAGTAGTTAGAGCTTGGGTCGTAACCTATTGTTCCCGAAGTTGCTGAGTATACATACCCATTAAACTTTGAATAATCTATGTATGGATCAGATGAAAGAATGGCTCTATTCTCAACGCCCTGTGTAGAAAGTTTTTCTCCTAGGCCATACTGGTCCGAATAGCTTCTCACATAAAAATTATTTATAGAAAGTTGAGAAAAATCTATTAAATTTGGGTCCTTGAAAGAGGCGTCTACTGAATAACTAACAACATAGACGCTTGATGCATCTGGCGTTATCACTTGCAAACTGTTTATGTTTTCAGAACCTACAACCCTAAAAGAGTTATCAGATAATAGTATGCCATTTTTATACAATTTGATTGAATTTGCTTTTGCGAAAAAGCGTAATGTACAAAGACCAGTGCCAACGTTTGGGTACAGCACTTCAGCTGATACATCTGTTGTGCCATAAGGAAGGATTGGTATCCAATCGGATTCTTGTATTGGAATATTTTTTGTTGTTACGGAAAATTCAATCGAAGCAGTTTGCTTTAAGTCTAATAACTGGTTTAAAGTTTTTGGAATAAAATATTCTGACTTTAATTTTACTTGATTTATAAATCCACCGCTACTAATTTTCTTAGATACGTAATAGCCTTTGCTATTTGATAGCCCATTGCCCATCAAAGATTGACTAGAAGAATTTATCTGATCAGACGTGGCTATATCGTTTTGTATTAAACCAAACTTTAAAGACTTTATAGAAAAACCATACTCATAAGATCCTATATTGTCTAGAGAATAAGAAGACCTGCTAAGATCAAATCTATCTGCCATGTGCATAAGTGGCTCTTGATCCTGCACGTCTTTTCCATGGGGGCCCTGAGGGCTTCCTACATGCATCGTGCCGTTATGCTGTATATCAGAAATAGATAGAGGGTCATCGTCACCCTTAACCGACAAGTACGCACTAGGTGACATTCTAAACTTGCCACCTAACACGTGAGATACAACAGACTCTACAAGATTAGTTAACTGATCCGCAGAGTTAAATCTATTTTCCATATCCATTTGCACAAACGATTTTTTGCCTTCTAAGAAAGAAGACAATGAACCATAAATTGGTTCAGTGTCGTCACATGGGTATCTATAAGAGTAGTTAATAGGCATGTACTTGCTATTAGTATTGAGGTAAGATGTTTCATTCCTGGTGTTAAAATAAGAATAAACTAGATCTTGCAGCTTATCATGCTTGTTGACTCTTTTATTTCTAATGCTTTTAATGTAATCATTTAACGTACGTGCTTGCATTTCTGCTGCAGCAGCTCTTCTATCTATTTTTTTATAAGTTGGTTGGCTGATAACGAACTCTATAGAACTTACTGTGCTGTGACTAAACGAAATATCTTTTGTCGAATCAATTAACAATGGAGATTCAAGTACTTTTCCTATTGAACTACTGGAATTTAATGTCAAATCATTTGAGCTATTTATGATTACTTGAAGAATCTGGAAATCAATTCCAATGTTTGGAGAAATTCTTATACAATTCATTTCTTCAGGTTTTGAAAACTCTATAGTAAAAGAAGCTTGAGCCCCAGAAATTCCTGGGTAAGAATAACCAATCTTATCCTGTAGCCCAACTAAAGAATCAGATATTATTCGAGGTGACTTGATGGTAACATTCCAAGCTTTGTTAGCTTTTTCAGAAAAAATATCTTCTATAGAAGACGAAGTCGAAATGTAATTAGAATAATTATTAATATAGTTTTTAACTATAGGGTTTGTATCTAGTTTCCTAAAAGGTTTTCCGTTTTTTAAAGTCCCTGCAATTATATCTACTTTACAAATTTTGCTTTGGTCAAAAGAACTTCCATCCCTATCTTTTAATTCAAGAGGTTGCCCTTCATTTATATAGGAATTGGTATCATCAGAAAATGTTTCAACAAATGAACCATTAAACAAATCATCCTCACCAGATATAAAAGCAAAGTTGTCTGCATAAATCTGTAGTTCTTGAATATTTTTTTCTAACTTTGCTATTTCGGAATGCATTACGTTAGAGTAACTATTCATCGCATACGTAACGGTATTTAAAGAATCAAAATATTGTCTTGTTTTAATATTTATATCTCTAAAGAAATCTATAATTGCTTCTAATGAAACTAAATTATAAGGCCTGATATAAAGGCCATTATAACTATTCAAATTTGACATAGAAGATAGGTTTTTAGCTAAGCTACCTAAACTCCTTTTATCTTTCTTTGCTGAAATTATTAAATCAGAAACAGCTTTTCTAGAACCAAAAGTGTAGGAGTCTATATAGGGGGAGATGTATTTCCTCATGTTGTTTTATACCAATCCTCGCCTGAATAATTTTGTAGATCATAAACCACACCAGCTGTTAGAGCAGCGCTTATTGTCTCTTTTATTTTAGCATTGCTCATGTAAGTTTTCAAGTTTTCCGGCAGTTGGATTACGACATAACCACCGTTAGAATAAGCGTATCCGTCTGGGCCCATTATATCCCAGTTAGATCTTACTTCTGGGTAGTTGTCTAGTATTTCTTTTAGTGGGATAACCGAGGATACGCCACCACCCTTAAGTCTTAAGTCGTCCACCTTTAAGGTGTCTATGAAATTATAATCAGATACATAAACCGTACACAATAGGATGTTTAATGGATTATAATTTGGATGAGATGGGTCAAAAATGTCACCATTCTTAGTATACTTTAAGGTATTTTCATTTTCAATGTTATCATTATTAACTACCTGTATGCTTGATGAGTTTTCTACAAGAATACTTCTTGGCTCTAGATAAAAATAGATTGGCTTGTTCATTTGTATGTCATCTTTAAACAAAAATGGGTTTAACTTTATGTCCTTTTTGTCTAAAACTTTTATTGGTACGGCAGAAGAGGCAACAGCATAATCAACTTTTATAGATCTGATGTCGTTAGGTACGACTGCAGACTTAAATTCTATATAGCCAGTAGAATTGTTAAACGATGCTATTTCTGAAAAAGGAATAAGATCCCAATTATTGGTCGTTGTATTTTTTATATATACAAAAACAAAAGGCTTTATTGGCGATGCGAAATAAGAAAGATTATCTGATGGCTCATGTATAACGGCAAATGGGATTTGTCTTAGCTTAATAGATGTAGAGTCTATTATGATTGGGGTCTCTTGTTTAACGTCTACGTATGGTTTTCCAAGTATTTTTGACCAACCAACATTGTTGAAGTTGGTGGTGTCATAGAAGGCTTTTACAGTACAGGTGTTTTCATCTTCCAACGCATATTGCTTTAGCCAAAAAATGTCTTCATTGTATATCTTGTCTAAATCTAATTTATATGTTTTAGTAAACGACCCAGAAGACACACCCACATGCCATGGATTTTTTTTGCTTAAACTACTTTGTGGCTTTTGTAATTGTATGGCTGTTTTGTTTTTAAACTTTATATTATATATTGGGCATATAAGTTTGTTGGGAACGTTTATGTTTGTGATTGGTATGCTTTGGAAACCAGCATAGTCCATGTCATCATTCAAAACGTTTCCATCATAGTCTGTTGCCATTACAGCTATATAAATATTTTGAGCACCGTCTTTTTCTAAGTATTCTGAATAAGAAATGTTTGTTCCTAAAAACTTTTTTGCTGCTAGATCATAAAAACCGTAAACTAAACCATCAGAAGCAAAGTTAGAATTCTTTTCTAAATATACATTAGTGATAGAGTTAAAGTCACCAATCATTCCTCTCATCTCAGTGGTGGACGCTAGGCTTACATCCATACCAACTGGTAGACCGCTATCATTACAGAGGCATACCACTCCATCAAGATAGGTTATCCTACTCTTGTTCTGTGGCGATACTCTAGTCGTTTTTGCCTGATTAGGCTGAAGGAAACTTGCGTATAAATGCTTATGAGAAGTTGGGGTCACTACGTCATTACTGTAGCTAGCCTCACTACTCAGAGAACTAATGTTAACATCATAGGTTAAGTCTACTTGATCTGCACCGTTATAGGTTTCTTTGCTTTGTGCCAATGTTACATAGTTTATGTATGGGCTTGTCGAAGAAGTTGTCTGCCCTGTGGGTGCAACTTTTTTCTCGCTTATAACCAGTGGTTCAGTTGGCGAAACAATTGCTTTAGCAATGTCGAGTGATATCTCGCCCCAGCCTTTTGTAACTCCATTGTTTATTTTAAGTGAAGCAACTGATGTAAGGTTTAATGCTTGGCCTGCTTCTATTTTATCTGTGGAGTCAGTTTCATATACAAAAGTTTCTTTGACATTATCCTCATCTTTGTAGTAAAAACTAGTTACAGTCAAAGGTAGCTTATAGAAATCTGCACTAGTAAATTTGTCTGTTCTTGGCGTATTTGCAATAGTTAAACTTGAAACTTGTTTTGTTGTTTTAACATCAATGAAACCAGTCACTACCTTATCTGGGTCTGGTTTAGTAATCCATTCAAAATAATCCTCTTCTTCGCCTTCTGAACTATTTTGAAATACTATTTGCTCAATAAACATTCCGCATTGCGTTGGGTCCAAATGCGCCACCAAGCTTACTACCGCTTGCCTGTATCAGTACGTATTTATATTGGTTGTCTTTAGGATTGTTGATATTTAAGAAAAATCTTTTTGCACCGCCTGCTTCTATAACCGCTACGTCTATAAGGTCTTTTTCTTTTGCACCTGCTGCACGTCGTGTATTGAAAGCAGTTAGGCCAGCAGTTGGGCTGCATACTTCTTTAGTAAACTGGATTCTTGATATTGTTATATCAGCAGCTCCAGCGTAAATTTTTATTGATAGAATATCTTCTTTATCTGTTCTATCAAGAATGCTATCAGGTATTTGTACTATAAAATTACAGACAAGTTTATCTGGAGTTTTGCTTGGGATAGAGCCAGTGTATGATATTCTTCGTATTCTACCAGTAGCAGCAGACCCTACTGGATCACTTAATATAGCAGCTTCTATATACGATATGACTGCAGCGCCTATAGATGGTTTTTTTTCATAAAACTTTGTTATTTGTTTTTTATAATCATCTACCTTACCTTCATGCAGTTTTGTGCACCATACGTAAGCCATCGCAGACTTTGTTTCAGAATCAAGCTGTTGATCTACATAGGCTAGTCCTGCCTTTGTTTGTAAAGAAGTTAAGGCTGCACCAGTTTGTGATCCTAATGTTCCATCGGTTACAACTGAATACCCAGCGGCTTTGAGAGTCCATTGAAGATAATGTACGTAGTTTCCGGTATTAACATCTCCTGTTCTTGGGCCTACGGAGTATTGCTTGTAGGTGTTTCCAAGGTCTATATCTCCAGTGTATGGAAAATGATTTCCCGCTTGTGCGTCACCTGTAACATGTATTGCCTTATAGTTTATTAAGTCTTGGACGCAAGCATATTTGTTTGTCATGCCTCTTCCTAGCCTAGTTATGGGTACATCAAATGTTGACTGTACTGATATGCTTTGCTTGGATCTTGCAAATTGCCACGTAGTGTCTACCGGGTCATCTGACCCTGGTTTAATTCGTGTTCCTACTTTTTCATAAACTGATTTAAAGTTCTTGATAGTGATAGGAAGGCTTAATGTAAAATCAGCTTGAAAAGAAAGATCAAAAGCAAGTGACGCTTCAGTGCTTCTGACCGCTCTATAACTTGTTTTAAAATCATAACTATAACTAAACGGTACGTCATTTGTTGCACTAGTTTGGTTGCCTCTGTTGTTTGTGACAGAGTTAATTCTATCTTTAATGTAGAATTGTCCAAACGTTGCAGGGATATTGAGGGGCATGGACATGGTCGTAGTTTTAACTACCGGGCTGCCCAAGGCTTCGGTAGCTGATATAGAGTAGGTGTAGTATGGTGTTGTTATACCAGAAGACAAAGGAGTCGTAAGACGTGTTCCATTTTTGGGTATAATCGTTTCATTAGTAAACTCTATATAATAGGATATAACATCATTAGATGAATTATAGAATTGCCCATATGAGTTGTCTACTGATTTAGAGAAATCCTGCAAGAATATTTCTTTGTATGACATTGTGTCTATAGTTCTGTACAAGTCTCCGTTTTGATCTTTGTTTATCTGGAACTGAGCATACTCATCTAATTTATCATTTTTTATTAAAACGTCGTTATAGTCATACTCATCATTAGATGTTGGACCGTTTATGGCCCAGGAAGTTTTCCAAGCAGTAGCGTGCATAAGCACCGGTGTAAGCAGCGTGCTAGAAGAATTATTTGAGGAGTTTCCTGAAGTAAAGTACTTTGATATCAAACCAACTATAATTGAATTATAGAATACTTTTAATGGCCCTTCTGCATCAGAGGTTAACAACACCGAACCAACGCTTGCCGACTCTGGCAAAGCGCCGCCTTGGATGTAATCTGTTCCAGCTTTTGAGTTTATAGAAACGGTGTTAGATATGATAGTACCAGCACTAACTCCCCCTGATTCAATTGCTCCTACTTTATTAACTGTTAGAACTGGTCCAACGTTTGTTGATATTGATTGATAGGCGCTCATTGAACTAGCAAAAGCTGAGACTGTTTGCGCTATTTTTCCATAAGCACCGAAGCCCGTGTCAAAGACTTCGCTCCTGATGTCCCACGATCTATTATCTTCGTACTCATTGATTGAGCTGTATGGGTACTGGGCTGCATCTGTGCTTCTATTATAAGTTACGGACGTTGCGGCACCGCTTACTAGGTCAGTTAATGGGATAGGGTATATCGACTTTACGGAAAGAGTAGGATTGCCTTCAAATTCAACGAATAAACAGCCACCATTGTTTAAGAATGTTGTTATCTTTGCCTGATACTGCTCTATGTTTGTGTTAGAGTTGACCACAAGAATTAAAAAATCAAAAGTTTTTACTTGATCATGCGTGATAGTAGACAAGTCTACTGTCCAATATGAGTCGTCTAAACTAGTCGGGACTATAGCTGCTTGTTCCGATATTGGATTTTTAAAAAGGTAATTAAATATATTGATTGGGTTACTGTCTAAGTTTAACTTAGTAAAAATCTTATGGTGATCAACGTAACTTGCTTTTGTATTTGCCTTGATCACTGCTGCTTTTACCACGCCTCTAGACCTAGCAGAGTTACCTAGCAGCCCTTCTAGTCTGTTAGCATAGTTAAAGCTTCTATTTATCTTGCCTACTATTCTCCAACTAAAAACTTCGTACGTTCTGTCGTCTGTTATAGCTTTTTTGTTTACATAAATATTGTAGCCTCTATCGTCGAAAACCCCGCCTGTAGAAAATTTATTTTGTATACTTTCCGTTGACTTAACTGCATACGTATTGTCGTATTTTGAACCATAATCTACTACGCTAGCTTCTTCCGACTCTTCATTAAATAATTGTATTGGCGTTATATTTTCCTTATAAGCTAATGATTGGTTAACGAGATAGTTATCTGAGTCTAATTCAATCTTTGGATAAGACAAAAACAAATTTACTGGGTTTGGTTCTTCTAACAAAACTATTATCTTGTACAATCTCTCGCTTAAAGAAACTTGCTTTTCGTTATATGACTCAAGAACTACCCTGTACTTTTTTTTGCCATTAAGATCAACATACTCTGAGCCATCTGGGTTCAAGACCATTATGTCTTGCAGGTCTATGGAGTCTCTTTTTCTTTCAATATTTTGTATTTCAGAGGTCTTGATAATGTCGAAATATTCTTTGCCATTATAGAAAACTTTTTGTACTAGACTTCCACTCATCAAAGACTTGACAGTAAAGTATCTACTTACATAGTATGAATAAATATAATCAGATACTGAGTTTTCGCCAATCATATTTTGATTTAAAATATTTACGTCTACATAGCTAGTGTTATTTCTTTGGCTGTTTCTATAATTGGTCACGTATATATCGGAAGATGGAAATTTTGAGTTTCCAGATAACGGATCAAATAACATTCCAACTTCATTAGCTAACAAAGATACTTGTTCGTTTTTGTAATCAATAAAGTTTTCTTTTATTGAAGAAGAAGAATCTACTACAGTTAAACTATTTCCCGGAGTTACTTCATCAACTTTAAAGTATGCTAAATTTACCGAGTTAGCTGGCAAAGCCGATCCGGTTCTAATCTTTTTTTCTTTTGAGTTTTCTATGTTGTTTGTAAACTTTTTCATCTATGTTCCATCTATATTAGCTTGGGTATATTTGTCTGTTGTTGTCTAGGGAATAGTAATCGTTTCCAAGAATACCCAGCTGATACTGCGTTAATCTTGGTATCTTAAACCATTTTGGCAAAGATACATTTGGTGTTGCGCTCTTTTGAGCTGGGTTTCCAGTCAAGTAATCTATCTTATAAACTGGGGTAGAAGACACAAAAGAAAAATCACTTGCAGTAAACGTATCTTGCACCGACGTAACACGACCAGATGAATTCAAAATGGCATCTTGCGAATCTTCAAACCAATGTACTATGTCTCCTGATATAGTAACTGGGGATGACACATTATTGGAGCTAAATTCTGTTTCTACAACAGCAAACCAATATCCTGGGGTAGCTGAAGACTGTGCCGTGATTGGACCAATGGTAAACGAACCATCTTCCAAGGACACTACAGAATTATAAGTTGGCTTTGTTATAGCTGAATACAAGGTTCTACCCAGTCTATAGTAAACCCTAACAGAAGAAGTGTCTTTAGTTTTAGAGGACAGCATTCCTTTTATTGATAAGGTACTTACTCCATCGGCTTTTATTATCTGTGGGTCTACCTCAGCGTAGAGACTATCTAGGCCTGACTCTGACTTTACTATTGAATAGTTTAATGTAGCAGAGTCGTTAGCCATGCTATACCCACTTTGTACCCCAGATATGTACAGGGGAGCGTTATTTACGATAGCTGGAGTAGCACCGGAATAAGCTACTCTTGCGTAAGCAAAGCCGTTATTGTCTGTTTCTACCGAGCTTGGTTCTACGGACAAGAGACTTGATGTAATATTATACTTTTGATACGGTTTTGGGTTTCCGTTTTTATCGTAACTTTCTATTGTTAATATAGAATAGTCAGAAGCCGGGTCATCAATTAGATATCCTGGGTTTGTCTCTGCTAAAAATCTATCATACTCATAAACTGAGTCAGTCAAATAAACAAATCCCTCGTTTAACAATGACTTCATTGGCGAATGATACACTCCTGAAGGTGTAGACGAATCAAACAACGTAGATTCATAGGTGACTGCGTAATTGGTGTCACCAGTAATTGGAGTAGCGTGGAACAATATTTTAGTTTTCAACTTATTATTACTGTCAAGGTATTCGTTGTCTACTGAATAAGCATTTCTAACTTTATATTTTACCGTATAGGTTCTGCCAGGCACCATAGATCCCGCTGGCATTGTTATTTTTTCAGTATTTGAGCTACCATTTTCTAAAAGATATAATTCTGTTATTGGATCATATACCGAGACTTCATAAATGTTTTTATAACCAACGTATAAATAATTGTTTTTTCTTGCCTCTAAATACTCTGTGTTAAAACTACCGAAAACTGATGGTGTCGCAGCATCGATAAAGGCTACTTGCGTCAAGCTAGTGCTAGGGTTGCTTAAAGATTCTATAATAACTGGCGCACCTTGCTTTGCGTGGCCAGACAAAACTATCTGATGATAAGGGTTAGAGGATGTATAGGTGACATTTTCTGTCACTGGTCTTGCATATACATAGGTTTCTTGGTTATTAAGGTAATACCAGCCTGTGTGTATTTCTGATTCAAAGTCTTTATTATGTTTTGTATTTAGTCTTGACCTAACTACTACAGAAGGTATGTAAACATCATTGTCTGTCCCCTGCTTTAGTTCATTGTAAGAATCAGCAGGTACATACATAGTGTTAGGCACTCTGAGATCATCGTCTTCACTTATAGAGTAGTACGGTATAACTGAACTTTTATCTGTCCAAACCTCAAATGAGTTGTCTGATGAATCAGCTGGAATTGCTGAAATATTATTTACAATGTATTTGTTTGGCGTTAATAAATTAAAGTCAAAGTTATATCTATGGACATCTATACTAGAAATAGAATCAGATAATTCATAGCTTGCACCAATGTCTTCCTCCGACTTAATAACTCCTCTTTCAGACAATCTAAAGTACACAGGTGTTGCTGATGTTTTTTCAAAATACTTCCATTCCCCTACGGTAAGCGGGTAGTTGTTTTGTCCAACACCATTAAGGGAATATTTTCTATTGCTCGGCACGGCATAAGGGTCCCAGTAAACCGAAAGTGTTGTCGGAGTACTTGATAAAGAATAAGATGGCGTAGCAAAAAATTGAGGACTTGTTATGTCTGAATCTATCATTAATCCAGGAACAAAATAATTTATATTAAACTGTGGATGGTTTACATAACCACCATAACCGTTATATCCATAACCAGGCGTAGAGTAATCCGGGTCTATGTACGCATCTTCTGGGACGGTATTCCTTAACACCAAAGCGTTATAGGTTGGAGAGGACTGAGCCGGTGGGAATCCTTTTGCTAAAGCAACTAGGGAATTAAAAGGTATACTAAAAGATGGGGTAGCAGTACCAGATGAGGTGGAGTATGGCCTTAAGACGCCAGAGGTTTTTACTGCAGAGGTATAGCCAATTGAAGGGGTACTAGAAAGCATGCTCGATCCATACTCGATCTGCATTTTCGAAATAGTTGGTGTTGTAATTGTATAGTACGGCGACGGCAAGGTCGAGGTAGAAGCGTTAGCATAGCTCGTTGTATAGTACTTTGCGGTTGCGTGACCCTTAGGGTGTATCCATCCAGAGTTACTGGTACTGTGTCCGCTTATCGTATATAGCGGTGTAGTGCTTGAATAAATAAAGTGACCAAAGCTTACTCTTGCTTCTGTCACATTAGATATATGTATTGTGTTGCTGGCTGTTGTTGAAGTATTGTCAACATAATTAACATTTGTAGTTTTTGACTTGAACTGCACATCCGAGTTAGTTCTATTTGTCGCGATGTTAAAAATAGAATACAATGGACCAGCTGCATAGATGTCACTAACTGTATTGAGTGTATAGTTAGCATAATAAGTAACACCTGACACAACTAGCTCTACTAAAAACTTTATTGTAGCTGTTTTTTGATTAAGAATATTGTAGGTATATTCCAGTTGACTATCAAAATCAAAGTTTATAGGTGGTCTAACAATACTTTCTCCAATTTTTTCAATGCCAGCTAGTTTTATTTTAAAAGCCTTTTCATAAACTTGTTCATCTGAAATATCATTTAAGATTACTTCATCTGATGAGAACTCTCTCTTGGATCTTATGCTAACTTTTAAGTCACTTAAATCTCCAACTCCATTTTGGATATACCTAGGAGTAGATTGTCCAGCAAATGGATTTTTATCGTAAGAAAAAGGAACCTTTTTTACTCCTTCTTCAAATTTTCCAGCGTAGTCCCAAATCATTTCTGACCATGGAACAAATCCCCAGTTTGTTGGATACTCTATATTAATTTTTTCTACAAAATCTATAAAAGCTTTAGTTGGATTATTATTATCTTCAAAGTATTTATTTAATTCTTCTAGGTTTTCCATCTCCAAAACTATAGGGGTAGCTCCTG